CAGGAAAAACGCTATCTACTTCTGCAAAGACAGGTGCAAGCTCTGGAAAAGCTGGTTTTGTGTCAGCCGGAAGAAATATGGCTGCCGGTATCGCATCCGGTATTCATTCAGGGACTCCATTTGTAACGGCAGCGGCCAGAAGTGCAGTAAGAGCAGCCGTAGCAGCGGCGAAAGCTGCAGCTAAGATTAAATCACCATCCAGGGTGATGAAAAATGAGGTCGGCAAATACTTACCCCTCGGCATGGCAGCAGGTATTAAGGATAATACCGATTCTGTAGTTAATGCATCAAGAGCAATGTGTGCCTCAGCTCTAACAGCTTCTGCAGATGAACTTGATATTCATTCTCCTTCTCGGAAGTTCAAGAACATTATCGGAAAGAATATCCCGAAAGGCATTGCAAAAGGTGTAAGAGAATCTAAAAGCGAGCTTGTCGGAGAAATGGAAAGTGTTGTGAACGAAGCACTTAGTGCGGCACAAAATGCTTCTAAAAGCGGAAAATATTCTGAAATAGGAAGCAATCTGCTGTCTGGATTATCTACATCGCTGAGTACATCAAAGTCTCGTTCTTCTGAAACAATACAGGAAATTATTGATCAACAGCAAGAAAGTCTATCTAATGCCAATCAGAAGAAAGAAGAGGCGCTTCAAAATAAAATTGATAAGCTAGGAAGCAAAAAGGCAAACAAGAAGAGAAAAGCCGCATTAAAGAAAAGGCTCAAGCAGATGAAAGCTGCAGATAAGAAACAGGAGTCACAGCTTAAAACGGCCGGAGAAAAGGCGGCAGCGGCTTATAATGATGCCTTCGAGAAAGAATCTACCCGTATTACCAAGATTGCAGAAAAGAGTATACAGGAACTTTCTGAGACATATCAGACTAAATACAATGATATCAAAAGCAAAATGGATACTCTCACAGAAAAACAGCGATCCTGGGGAAATGTCTATGATTTGAAACAGAACATTGCAGATATCAAACGGTATCAGACCAATTTGAAAGCTCTTGAGAATAAGATTCCAGAATCCATGATGGATAAAATCTTAGGAATGAATATGGATGAAGCGACAGCCTATATGGACTGGTTCCAGGGAATGACATCTGCAGAACAAAAAGCATACTTAAATGATTGGAATACGATGTATTCTTCTTCAGAGACTTTTTCAAAGAACTTCTTTTCAGATGATTTTGGTAAGATTCAGAAAGAATATCAAGACAAATTAAAAAAAGCAACAGATGATCTACAGGCAGAGATGAACCAGATTGGAACAAATATTGCGAAAGGACTTACTGCAGGAATGGATAGCGAGTCAAGAAACCTTTCAAAAACAATAAAGAAAATCTGTGCAAACCTTGTAAAGACTGCAAAAAAACAGCTGAAAATAAAATCTCCATCAAGGGTATTTAAGCGGATTGGTGTTTATAACATACAAGGAGCCGAAAAGGGACATGAAGCAGAAGCTCCGCGACTTTACCGTCAGGTTGAAAATGTATCAGAGACCCTTGCAGAGCGTTTTGCAAAGGCAAACTTAAAAGTATCTCTTCCGGATATTGCAGGTCGAACACAAGCGGCTTTATCGAGACAGGTATCAAAAGTATCTGCAAGTATTCAGCCGCAGCTTACAGCGGCACTGGCAGGAGATGCAGGTCAGACAATTTACAATGGACCAGAAAAGATTGAGCTTGTGACTAATCTTGATGGACGGGAGATAGCGAGGACTTCGGTGCCTTATATTGATGCGTACTTAGGAAATATGGCAGCCAGAAAAGCAAGAGGGGGCGTTTAAAATGTACAGAGGAAGCTTAGGTGTGCAGATTGGAAACAAACATACCCTTAAGGACTGGGGACTTGGTTGGACAAAAATTACTCTTGGTTTTCCAGAGGCAAAAACGTATGAGCAGGATATTCCGGGAATGGACGGGGTGTTAGATTTTACGGAATCTCTTACTGGAGGGGATGTGAAATACAAAATCAGAACCCTTACTCTTGAATTTGAAACCCCTGAACAGGACTATTACGATTGGGGTATTAGAATTTCAGAGATAGCAAATTACTTGGCCGGAAGAAAATATAAGATAATCCTGGATAATGACCCGGATTTTTATTATATTGGAAGGCTAAATGTTGAAGTCGAAAAATCAGACAGGGTAGAAGGAACTCTTACCTTGTCTGGGAGCGTTGACCCGTATAAATACGAAAAGTTTTCTAGTCTTGAAAATTGGGAATGGGATACTTTTAATTTTAGAACGGGCATCATCCGAAATTATAAAGATATTGTTGTGGATGGTACATATAAACTTGTAATACCAGGCAGAAGAAAAAGAATTGTGCCGGTAATCTCTTGCAATACAGCTATACAGGTATCTTATGAAGGGGTAATCTATAATCTTTCACCTGGCAAAAACAAAGTTTTTGGTATTTGTATCAAAGAAGGGGAAAATATCCTTACTTTTTCTGGAAAGGCTACTATTTCGGTCGATTATAGAGGAGGGCTGCTGTAATGTATCGCATTTATTGTGATGATAAAACGCTGCATGATGTGAGAGACGAGGAGTATCAGCTTATAACACCAAAAATCTCTCTTGAACTTAATAAGACAGGGAGTTTTGAGTTCGGCATACTCCCTTCTCATCCTCATGTAAACGATATAAAGAAATTGAAATCTCGATTGAAAGTATATGATGTTGACATATCAGATAGTGGGGAGGCTTCAAGATTGCTATATTGTGGCCGTTCCATTACTGATCAGCGAGACTTTGAATATACTGGTCGGATTACATGCGAAGGAGAGTTATCTTATTTACTTGACACAATTCAGCGTCCACACACTTATGGAAGCCAGTCGGGAGAAATTCATAAGGCAGATACTAATATTGTAATTTTTAAACGATTAATAGAAGAACATAATTCTCAAGTAGAAAAAGAAAAGC